GTCCCTCAACATTATTTGTCGCCATGTACATATGTTTTAACGGGTCATTAAAATCACCAAGAATACCACCAATTACTTGTAAGTTTGCTGATAAATCAATAGCACCTTCAGGACTGAAAACTTTGTCAGCAACCTTAAATGTTTCTTCCATATTCATTCTAAACTCGGTTGATAACCTTGACATTTGTGCTAATCCGTCTATACCACTTTTAAACCCATATGCGTTTAGTTTGGAAATACTTGTATTAATGTCGGTAACTGTACTTTTAGCTCGAAGACCAAGAGATAATGACTTAACACCAGCCTTTTCAATAGCATCCGAAGCATCGGAAGCACCAAGACCTATACTTATGAAATTATTCATGTATTCGGCCATCTGTTTTAAATCCCCAACAAATGCTCTTGAAACCTCAGCGGTTCTGATAAGAGCGTCTTTGTTTAAAAGGTTAAACCTTCCGGATTTTTCAATCATAGTGGTATAGAAGTCGGTTAACTGTTCGATACCATAACCTAATTGAAGTACTCCTGGATATGCCGATAATATACTTTCCCTAACCTCTTCAGATAGTTTTCCTGTTAATCCTGTTTGTTCGTTGATTTTTACCCTAAGTTGAGCTTCGTTTTGAATTTGGTTTAATATTTGACCATATACGGATTGAAATGCTTTAGTTAAACTTAACTCTTTAGTTATGTCGAGCATTTTTTCTCCACCGAAAGCTTCTTCAGGACTATATTGACCTTGTTGTGCTAAATTTTTACTGTAAATGTCCTTTACAACACCAAATGTTGATCCCCATCCTTTTTGAAACCCTTTAAATACGGCATCACTAACTGATGTTGACGGATTTGCGTTAATATCACGGATAGCATTATTTCCATTTGACGATAGATTTCCACCCTTACCTAATAAGTTAGTAAGATTCTTTATGGAACTGTTTAAATTATTAATATCATTACTACTTGCGGCTTGCATACAAAAATATTATAACTATAAATAGATTAATTTGTGTTTTCTAAACCAATAATGTAATCAACATAATATTTTCTAAGGTAAACGGGCATTAATAGTAAATCACCGTATGAAAACCCCCTTTTAACCAAAAAAAGTATTTCATCGAGTTGAATTTTTTTATAATCCATAGAAAGGGCGAAAAAATTCCACCCCGAATCCTATTTCTACTTGGATAGTTTCCTTACTGGGGGTTGTTACTGTTTGAATTAAATCAATTCCGGGTTTATGCTCCGCCACGTATTTTCTAAAATTTTGTGAATCTTTAATCGGTAAAACTTGAATGAAGTTTCTGATGAATAATTGATCTTTATTTCCGTCAACGGATTTAATTAACATTTCCAATCTTCTTGTAATAAGAGGTGCAACACCATTACCGTTCCATGTGTCTTTAATTAAATCCAATTCATTGAGTTGTGCTTTGGTAAGAAATTTAAAGGTAATATTAGCCTTGGTAATTTCCATAAAATAAGGATATTCCCCATTGGAATCCTCTTTTAAGTCAAAATCCTTTACTTTTAATGTTGATAGGTCAGTTTTAAAACTGAATTCAGTTTTCGTTTTTGGATCTTCTACGGTTACAGTATATTCAGTACCGAAAGATGTGTTTCGTAAAAAGATTAAAATTGCTTGTCTGTCCTCGTCAACTAGTTCTTCGAATATAAAATCCCTGTCAAGAATTTTTCTTTTTAGTAGTTCATCAATGACATTATTATTGGCAATCAAGGACACTGATGTTAAAATATTTTCATCTGCCGCGTTTAAGAATCCAATTCTAAGTGATTTTCTTCTATTGGTGTAATAAATACCTTGGCTAGGTAATTCGACCACATCGTAAGCGATACTAGGGTCAATTGTAAATTGTTGTTCCATAATTTTTTATAAAAAAAATTCCATACATTTATTTGTTAAAAATAAATATACAGAATTATTTTTTGAAATAGAACTATTAAAACTTGAAAATCTTAGTAAACCAAAATACAACGGTCCATACGAAGAGTACAGTTAATAGTTGCAATATCGTCTTTTGAATAGTCAAGATCACCGAAGTTTAACTTTGTTAAGAAAGTTCCTTGAAGAATCCATTTTTCAACTACAACACCCGTAGGGTCTAGCATTTCCAATTCAATATCTTTTTTGTATCCAGCGGCATATCCCATTCTACCTGTAACTGATTCCGCATGTAAACGAAACCACTCCATTAAAGCTTGAGATGCTGATGGACCGATAGGATCTTTGAAAACAACATCAATCGGCTCCCAAACAAATCTTCCAGCAACATATGTTGATGTATTCAAAAATGGAATTTCAACATCTTTAATGGTTGCACTTGGTCTTTTTGCCGATGTAACATACCATTCATTTATTCCTAATGACGAAGGAAATCTTAGAATAAACCTATTCTCTTTTTTTGGTTCAAATGGAACCGGCATTTTCATTAATAAATCAGCCATTTTGTAAATTATTTTTTTTGTTTAGTTTCTTTATAATAAATATAGTAGTATTGAAAATTTCAATTATTTAAAAAATATTTTTGAACACCACTTTTTTTTATCATTTTTTTTTCGTAGATTTTATGGCCCCAATATAATTAGCCTCTATCCAGTTATAAATATCCAGTATTACTTTTCTAGTTTATTATTTATCTAGTATATTTTATTGCTTATATAAAATATCTAGTATAATACTAGTATAGTTCTAGTATGGAAAATTTTTGAAAAAAAATACCCCCAAGAAAATGAGGGTACTTCTTATCGGAACTACCATATTAAATGTTTTCGAACGAAGCTCCCGTTGGTGTAATGATGAATTCAACATCAATAAACTCAAGAGAACGTGTAGGTTTGATATAAATTTTTCCTCTTAATGTGTTAGCATCAATGTCTTCAGGATCGTTAGATACCACGACACGGAATTCATATAAACCTCTTTCTTTCTTAATTGATTCCAAAATAGGATTTACCAATCTCAAGAACTCGTTTCTTACTTGTTCGTCGTTTTGTTCGAACAACAATCTGACAGCAACCGCCGAAATAAGTTTTCTTGCTCTTAGTAACAACCTTCTTACATTCATTCTGTCAAGAGCGGATTCCCTGATTTGAAGTGTTTTGTTACCCCAAATAATAGTTCCCGTATCTGAAAAAGTTGCAATAGGGTTAATTCTATTTTTATATAAATCGTCTCTTTCTGAAAGTGTTAATTTTTTGAACGCTTTAATTGACTTAACCAATCCTCTTGAATAACCCGCTACAGCGAACCAAGGATAAGAAACATTGTCTGTCAACGCGATGTTCCTACAAACCTCACCTGTTGGTGGAATAAATAGTTGTGTTGCGTTATCAGTGTCCCTTACTTGAATCCAAGGCCAATATGTTGCGGAATAGTTAGAATCTAAACCAATTGTATCAATAGCCCCAACGATTTCATTTGTTGTTGGAAGGTTAGGTGCGTTAATGATATAAAGTGAATCAGCTCTATCAATTTCGATCATATCAATAGCCTGTGCGGTTAATGAACTATGGTCGTAAAAGTTAATTCCCGGTGTGGCGAAAATGTTAATATCAACAGCTTCAGGATTTGAAAAAGTTTCCATACCTTGAATGTAAGCGTAATAGTCTGAATTTCCGTTTGTTGTGTTGAAAACACCACCATTACTTACATTACCCAATGTATATGAATTCTTTCCGTAAATAAATCCGTCTGTGAATGTTCTTACATTACGATAAATATCCCAACCGTCCCTACCACCAAATACTGTAAAAGTAAATTTACGGTAGTTAATATCAGTCAATTTATTATTTGTTCCACTTTGACCTTCTAAATCGTAAGGTGTGGTATCGTAAGTTACACCAGTGATTGTAGAAGCGTTTACCGATAAGTGGAAACCTTTAGTTGCATTAGAAGCATCGGCTCCTTTATACTTTAATAGGTCGTTATCAAATCCCATTTGAGTAGAAACACCCAAAGATACTTTTCTAACTTTATCACCGTTTGTTGTTATTGGTGTGCCGTCTGGCTCATAACCTATAACCTCACCCGCGTCGTAATATTTGGTTTTATAAATAACATTACCCAAAGTACATCCACTAAATGAACTGTTGTTAGTATAACCCTTAAATCCGGCAGGAATTGCGTCCGTAGGGTGATTAGGGTTAAGTTTTAACATGATATATTTTGAACGTAATTCATATTCGGTATCAGAAGTACCAATTTTTTTACCAACATAACCCGGTAAATCGGTATTCATAGTACATCTTGAATATTTTTCCAAAACAACCATATTTTCATCAGTATCGTTGAAATCACGAACTAATACGTCAAATTCAGCGGTCTCCAAGTTAATATTAACAATAGATATCTTTACTTCATTATTTCCTGTTTCACCATCAGAAATGGTAATAACTTCGAATAAATCGTCAACTTCACTACCACGTACCTCAGATACTACCATAGGTGAAATTGGGGTGTCCCAACTGTTTAAGAAATTAGTTCCGTCTGTGTTATAAGCCACATCCAAACTTAAACCTCTTACCCAACCTTGTTTATATGCGTTAGATAGGAAATTATAATATACCTCATGAAGATATATTGGAAAATCTTTATTTGATTTATCAAAAACTTCAGTTCCTAAAACTTTAGTAATAAATTTTGTTGATGAACTATCCAACGAACAAGTTAACGTTTTAGCCCCACTTGTCATACCTGTAACATTTATAACAAAGTCAGCAAAAGGATTTGAAGTAATATCCGAATTAACGATATTTGATAATGTTAATGACGTACTACCTGTTACTTCAAGATTCAATGTATTGATAGTGTATTTACCTCTTGATCTTAAAGCGGCAACAACTAAATCGGTATATTCAGTTCTTTCAGTTGCTGAATATTCGTATCTTGTAACATCAAAATGTGAACCGTTCCATACAAATAAATATGAATATACGGCATCTATTACTCCACCGTTTTCATGATAAAAAACGTTAAACCATTCTTTTCCATGAACTGTATCGGCATTAAATTTACCCGTGTATGGTGACACAACTTCTGTTCCTGTTGTAGGGACACTATCAGGTAATCCAATGGTAAACCAAGTTCCGTTATTTGTAACTGTAAATCCACTAAAATTAGTAGTGATATAATCTGTTATTGAAGTTCCATCAACAGATGTTTTTCCTGAAAGTTCTTCATAGTATGTTGAACTAGTTATTCCGGAAGGTGCGGGAATCATTGTGTCGGTGTCCGTAGTAACACTTGTTACATCGTATTGTACACCACCCAAAGTTTTAATCCCAAATGTGTTATAAGGTAAATAACCCGTTAAACCAAGAATTCTAGTCACAAAAAGTTGATTAGATTCCTGTAAATATGATTTTGCAACATAAGGTAACTCATATTTAGGATTACCATTTCCATCTTTAGCTGGTGAACTATTTCCAAAGTAACGTCTGAACTCATCGAAATTAGTAATTAAGATAGGTTCAAAAGCAGGACCCTTTAAAGTTTCACCCACTAATCCCAATGTTGTTACACCGACACTTTGTGCCACGAATGTCAAATCTTTCTCTGATGTGTAAACACCAGGAGAAACGAACACTTTATTTGAATCAGCCATGTAGTTTTTTTTAAATTTGTTTATTATTATTATAAATATCTTTATTTTAACCAAAGATTTGTGTATCTTTAAGATAAAAGATAGATATTTATCTAAAACTATCTTTAAATATCTATTGTAATATAATGAGTTATAAAAACGTGAAAATTAGCGAGAAACATCACAACATTTTAAAAAAACATTGTGATGAAAATGGGTTGAAGATTTATAAAGTTTTGGAAAAATGGATCGAAAACCATTGTAAAACTAAAGAAAAGTCAAAAGATATTTACGGAGATTAGAACAAATAAGTAATCCCAACTACGGTTTCGTTTTGAGGATATGGTAAAAATGGATAATTGTTTATAGTAATTTGGTTTAAATCCGTGATTTCATAGTCAACAAACTTTTCCTGATTCAAACCATTAATAGTTACAAGAATAAGACTGTTTATATTGTATGATGTTGTGAACACATTTGAACCTGTGTATGTAAAATTTTCAATTGCCACCTGAACAACATTACCATAAACGTCAATTATTATATCCCTACCTGAAATACTTTTATAATAAGCAATTGTTACCGTACTTCCTATCATCGGTGGATCAACAAATATAATTTTTGACGTACCTCCGATATGATAATATTGAAGATTAATGTCTTGAATTAATCCGTTAATATCTACGTAAAATAGTTCTGTAATTGGTTCACCGACACTAAAAACTTTTTGAGTACCATTGGCGACGAACGTAACCATTCTAATTTCAACATTTTTATTAACGAAAGTCTTTGTACCCTTATTTTCTGTAATAAATTCGGTTGTTAAAACGGCTCTATTAATAGCTGGTTTAATTTCAAATTCATCCCCGTCAACAATATACCCCATCATTAAAAATTTATAGGTCTGAACATAAAATCTACGATTATCCAATGCTTCCATTGGGGTTGTATCCGTGATTCCTTCAAGAATAATTGGAATATAATGACCTTTAACTGACGTATATGTTTGTCTTGATGAAACTTTTTGTAATACTTTTTTATTGAACTTATTTAAATCCCTAAATTTTGTACAAATAATTGTAACCTCAAAGGAAATATCAACCGCAACGGGTTGAGGTATCTTATAAATGTCGGCACCCTTTAGTACACCATCCCATGTTGGAATAGATGAATAATAAAACGTCATTCGATCAGGTATAGTTCTTTGTGAAACGGGATTAGTTCCGGGTTGAACTTCAGGTTTTCTAACAACGGCAATAAAAGGTAATTTTACGTTTCCATCTTCGTCGGAAAATTGCCAATTATTAGTGAATTCTGACCATCTTTGTAATGTTAATATTTTTTGTATAATTGGAATTTGTTCCCCGTCACTTGTAACCACAAAATGTTCTTTTACGAAATCAAGCATACCCATATCAAGGTCGTCGTGAAATATAGAATCCGGAAGATATGTATCTGATTTAGTAATTCTATCCAACAATCTTTGTCTATTGTCCGTAACATCTTTACCTAATTCAGTTACTTTATTATAAACATTAATATTATTTTTTCTTTTCGGAACGCTCATTTTCTTGTTTTTTTAATATGAAATGATTAATAGAATCTTCGTTATACCCTAATAACTGACCAATTTCTCTTGTTTCGTCATCGGTTGCCTTATAGTATAAATATCCGTTGTATTTTTCCGCAATATCTAATAATCTTAATGCTTGTTTTTTAAATTTAGGATCAAATATTATGTAAGCATTATGTTTATTTGAAGGAACTTTAATACTATCTAAATTATATTCATCCACCATACCGACTATAATATCATATTCTTCAGGGGTCAGAGACGATACAAATGAAACACCTCTTCTACCATCACATACTGTTTTAACGGCTTCAACATCATTTGTTGCAATTATAGGGTCAATTGTTTCTTTAATTAGTTTTAATTGATTTTCGTTAATAACTATTTTCATTATACACCTCTAAATTCAGTTTCTTGTGCGGGTGAACAAATAATTGTTCTATAATGTGGTTTATACCCGAACATTTTGTGTTTATTATCGGAAGTTACTTTACCGTCATTTATCACGGTATAAAACCTCAATCGATCTTCAGTATCGGCATACCCGATATAGTCCCCGTACCTTATATCAATATCCAATTCTTTCATGTGACTGATATAAACCGAAAGTGTAAGGTTTCCCGGTTCGTTATATCTTATGACGCCAGGTTGGTAAGCAACGTTCTTTGGTTCTTCTACTTTTACTAATCCATTGAACTCAACAGGGGGTAAAAACTTAATTTCGTCCTTACCAACTTCACCATATACATCATCAATATCTGTTTTGTTTCTATCTACTTGATATAAAACCAATTTCATATTCAAATCACCGTGAAGATATTCTTCACCCATTTGAACATTTATATCAAAATCGGATTGTCCAAAAAATTTTGATAACCTTGTTATTGGTAGTTTATTTTCCATTTTTGAATGTATTATATTACTATAAATACTACAAAAAGTCCTTCTATTTATTTATATTATAATTTATTCATACATATGAAGATACTTGAAATAGAAGCTAGAAATATACTATCAAATTACGAAGGTGCTAACAACCAATTATTGGATTGGAAACAGAAATTTATTGACGTAAAAAACTTCAAACTTACACGTCCACAATCAAGATACGTTCTTGATTATAAAGATAAAGTTCCAAAAGTTGTTAGAAGACATTTGAAAATTTTTCCGACGTTCGCTGAAAAGATAATGGAAGAAAAAAGATTAGTAAAACCACCATTAACAATATGGTGTGAAAAATTGTTATGCGAAACCGATAAAGCCTTTCAGATTTGGGGAAAAGTTATTGAAAGCGAACAATTCTACGCCTTTTGGTTACCTAAAGGGGTTATTGTTTTAGAAGAAAAGAAACTTAAAAGGGAAATTGATTATACTCCATACAATTTACCTGATAGAAGTGTTATGTCCCACCAAAAAGTGGCGATTGAAAAACTTATACCTAACGATAGGTTTATTTTAGCTGACGATATGGGGTTGGGTAAAACAACATCAGCAATTATTGCTTCCCTTGAAACAACAGCAAAAAAAATATTAATTGTTTGTCCCGCTTCGCTTAAAATAAATTGGAAACGTGAAATTGAATTATACACTAAAAGAAGAACATTAATAGTTGAAGGGGGTAAATGGGGATCAACTTTTGATTTTTATATTATCAATTACGATATTATAAAAAACTATCATGAACTTCCGGATGAAAAAACGGGATTACAAGATAGTTTAATATTAAAAGAACATTTTGATTTAGCTATTATAGACGAAGCTCACTACATCAATAATACGGGTGCTATGAGGACCCAATTAATGAATGATATCCTTGACACTATTCCACAAGTTTGGTTGTTAACAGGGACTCCTATGACATCAAGACCGATAAATTACTACAACCTTCTTAAAATTGTTAGATCACCATTAACATTAAACTGGCAGGGATATGTAAAAAGGTATTGTAAAGGTTTTAAATTTAAAACGAATGGTAGAACTGTTTGGAAGACCGACGGTGCGGCTAATTTAGATGAACTTAGAGAAAGAACCAAACACCTATTGTTACGTAGATTAAAAACTGACGTTCTTGATTTACCTGAAAAAATTATTTCCCCAATATTCTTAGAATTGGACAACATGTTGTATCAACACGAAATGGAAGAATTCATTAAGATTTCAAAAGAAAATAGGGAAAAAGAGTCCATTTCGATTACTCTTAGTCGTCTAATGAGGGTAAGACAAATCATTGCAATGGAAAAAGTACCGTATACTTGTGAAATAATTGACAGATTTCTTGAATTGGATAAAAAGGTAATTGTATTTACAAATTTTACAGCAACTTTAGATATTATACGAGAAAAATATCAGAAAAACTGTGTGGTAATTGATGGTAGGACATCAAAAATTAAAAGACAAGATGCTGTGGACAGGTTTCAAACAGATCCAAAAGTAAAAATTTTGATTGGTAACATGATTGCCGCGGGTGTGGGTCTTACTTTGACTGCCGCTGAAGGTGTTGTTGTAAACGATTTATCTTTTGTACCATCACATCACTCACAAGCCGAGGATAGAGCACATAGAATCGGTCAGAAAA